GAGTATCAAAAGTGTGCTTCTGACCCCATATATTTTATGAGGAAGTATTGTATGATTCAACATCCGGTGAGAGGGAAAATTCCTTTTCACCTTTATCCGTTTCAAGAGGATACCTTAACTCAATTTAAGAATCATCGATATAACATTATTCTTAAATCAAGACAAACTGGTATCTCAACCCTAACTGCGGGTTTCTCACTTTGGAAGATGTTGTTCAATCAAGACTTTAATGTATTGGTTATTGCAACAAAACAAGAGGTGGCAAAAAACTTGGTAACCAAAGTAAGGGTGATGAATCAATATCTTCCTTCTTGGTTAAAGTTGGAAACTGTTGAAGATAACAAACTATCACTTAGATACGCAAATGGTTCTCAGATTAAAGCAACTTCAGCCGCTGGTGATGCTGGTCGTTCGGAAGCACTATCTCTTTTGGTGTTTGATGAGGCAGCTTTCATCGATAAGATTGAAGAGATTTGGGTATCGGCACAATCCACCTTATCAACGGGTGGTAACGCAATCATCTTATCAACTCCAAATGGTGTGGGTAATTTCTTTCACAAAACTTGGGTAGGTTCTGAAGATGGAACTAATACATTTAACAATATCAGATTACATTGGTCAGTTCATCCTGAAAGAGACCAAAGTTGGAGAGATGAGCAAGAAGTTCTATTAGGTCCAAAAGGAGCAGCTCAAGAATGTGATTGTGATTTTATTTCTTCTGGTGATAGTGTAATTGACCCTCAGATATTAGAGTTTTATAAATCTACTTATGTACAAGACCCAATCGAAAAAGGTGGATTTGATGGAAACCTATGGAAATGGCAATATCCAGATTACTCTAAATCATATATGGTAGTTGCCGATGTTGCGAGGGGTGATTCATCGGATTACTCCGCAGCTCATGTGATTGATATTGATGCATCGGAACAAGTAGCAGAATATAGAGGTAAATTAGACACCAAAGATTTTGGTAACTTCTTAGTATCTCTAGCAACTGATTATAATAACGCATTGTTGGTGATTGAAAACGCTAACATTGGTTGGGCTTGTATCCAACAAGTAATCGATAGAAACTATCCTAATCTCTACTATATGAGCAAGGATTTAAAATATGTGGATGTTGAAAATCAGTTCTCAAACAAATACCGAGCACAAGATAGGGGTATGGTTGCCGGATTCTCAACTACTTCAAGAACTAGACCACTAATCATTTCAAAGTTAGAAGAATATGTAAGGGAAAAATCAATTGTAATTCGTTCGGTTAGAACCATTGAAGAATTGTTTACATTTATTTGGATGAATGGTAGAGCCGAAGCAATGAGGGGATATAATGATGATTTAACTATGAGTTTAGCCATTTCACTTTGGGTTAGAGATACCGCTCTTAGATTAAGGCAAGAGGGTGTTGATTTAACTAAAAAGGCAATTGATGGTATATCTTCACACACTTATAGTGGAGTGTATGGTGGTAATGATGTTGATGAAAATCCTTGGCAAATGCAAATTGGTGATGGATTTGAGGACTTAACTAAATGGTTATAAAATAAAAGTTTTATATTTATATAGTATAGGTTAATTATAGAAATTATAAAATGGAAAATTACTCTGAAGAACTTTATAAAGAATTCAAATTAGGTATAGATGAAAACATCGAAGAATACGATGTTGAAAACTATGAAGATTTGAAAGAATTTATTCACTTTCTAAAAAATATGAAAGAGGGTATTACTGAAGCCGAATATCAAGGTAGAGAAGTAAAACTTAACAAACCGATGCAAGGTGATGTAAAGAAGTTCAAAGTGTATGTTAAAAATCCAAAGGGAAATGTTGTGAAGGTTAACTTCGGACATGGTGGAACATCAGCTAAAAAAGCAGGTGAAGAAACTATGAGAATTAAGAAGGATGACCCAGAAAGAAGAGCATCATTTAGAGCAAGACACAATTGTGATAATCCGGGCCCAAGACATAAGGCAAGGTATTGGAGTTGTAAAGCATGGTAAATAAATAAAGGTTATAAAATAAGGAAACAAAATGGCAGAAGAACAAAATAGTTCATTTTTTAATCGATTAACGAAACTCTTTTCTACCCAAGCAATCGTAAAGGTTGACAAGGATGGAAAGAGAAAAGTTGTTGATGTAGATGATAGACAGCAGGGTGGTACTAACTTAATGAATTTAAGAGATAGGTACACCAAACTACAAAGGTCTTTTTATGGAGACCAGATGGCGGCTCAATCAATGGCATATCATCAAGTTCGTAGAGAACTATTTAGGGATTATGATGCGATGGATAATGACCCAATTATCTCATCAGCATTAGATATCTACGCAGATGAATGTACACTTAAAAACGAATTTGGTGAAGTTGTACAAATCAAAACGCAAAATGAAAAAGTAAAAGAAATCTTAGAAAACCTTTTCTATGATATTCTTAATATTGAGTTCAATCTTTGGTCTTGGACTCGTAATATGGTTAAGTATGGGGATTTCTTCTTATTGCAAGAAATTCAACCTGAAGTTGGTATCATCAATGTAAGACCACTTCCAGTTTATGAAACTGAAAGATTAGAAAATACTGACCCAAATAATCCAAACTACATTAAGTTCAAAGTAAATCACGACCCAAATGGTAAAGGTGAGTATGAGAACTATGAGATTGTTCACTTCAGATTATTATCAGATACTAACTTCCTTCCTTATGGTAAGGCAATGATTGAAAATGGTAGAAGAATTTGGAAACAAGTTTCTCTAATGGAGGATGCAATGTTAATCCATAGAATTATGAGAGCTCCGGATAAAAGAGTTTTCAAAATTGATATTGGTAACATTCCACCACAAGAGGTAGATAACTACATGCAGAAGATTATTTCTAAAATGAAGAAAACTCCATTTGTGGATAAGCAGACTGGTGATTACAATCTAAAGTATAACATCCAAAACCTAACTGAAGATTTCTTCTTACCTGTTAGGGGTGGTGATAGTGGTACTGAAATTGATTCATTGGGTGGATTAGAATATACTGCTATTGATGATATCGATTACTTAAAGAATAAACTATTCGCAGCTCTTAAAATTCCAAAAGCATATTTGGGATACGATGAGAATGTGAATGGTAAAGCAACTCTTGCTGCAGAAGATGTAAGATTTGCAAGAACAATTGAAAGAATCCAAAGAACTCTTATTTCAGAATTAACAAAATTAGCAGTAACTCATTTAGCAGCTCAAGGTATTGAAGGTGCTGAGATGGTAGATTTTGAATTGAATTTGGTAAACCCATCTACAATCTATGAGCAAGAGAAAGTAAATCTTTGGAGTGAGAAAGTTAGATTGGTTTCTGATATTCAACAATTGAATATGATTTCAAAAGAGTGGGCTTATAAGAATATCTTTAATATGAGTACTGATGAGATTGATTATCAGAAAACTCAAATGATTAATGATTTAAAAGATAGATTTAGATATCGTTCAATTGAAGATGAAGGTAATGACCCAGCAATGGAATCAGAACCAACCGATGTTGAAGATGAATTAGAAGAATTAAAATTATCTTTAAAAGATAAAGGTGGTAGACCTAGAGAAGGAAATACTTATGGTAAGGATAAACATCCATATGGTAGAGACCCTTTAGGCGCAAAGGAGAATAAAAAGGCATTAAGTAAAAATGAATCTTCTGTTACTAAAAAAGCTACTAAATTCGCTAAAGAATATGTGAACGGAGTTTCGGCAAAAAAGAAGTTGATGAGTGAAAACGGAGACTTTTTAGATGATTCAAATTTGATAGATGAATAAAAATTTAGGAAATCAAAATTAAGTTATATTTATATACGATGTATTGTATCGTATATTGATATATTATTATAGGATAAAAACATAATGAAGAGGGTAAAACATTCAAAATTTAAGAATACTGGTATTCTATTCGAACTTCTCGTAAGACAAATTACGTTAGAAGTACTCAATGGTGATACCACAGAAAAGGCTAAAAAGATTGTAGCTGAGTTTTTCAGTCCAAAAACTGAATTAAACAAAGAGTTAAGGTTGTACGAATTACTTACAAAAGAAAAGTACAATTCAGAATCAAGAGCTGAAAAGTTTATTGATACTGTCAATGAAGCTCACAATCGTATTGACCAAAAACAACTACAAAGAGAGAAATATAATCTTA